ATTATAGTATAAATGAATATTCTACTTGAAGCAACCAGATTCTTAGTTTCTATTTCAATAGCTTTTACTGGCTCCAATTCTAATAATTCTTTTTCACCAACTTCATGTTCTTGCTTTTTCTTTTGTTCTGCCATAATCTACCTCACTTCTTTCCTGCTTCTCTAAGTTTTTTAGTTATTTGTTCTTGAAACCACTTTAAAACTATTGGTATACTTACATTAGAAGTGAGTCCAAACAAATATCCAATCGGATATCTATAACTTTCATATTGTGCGAGTTGCGGAACATTTTTGAATACTACTGATACCAATAAGTACCCCGTAACAGACATTCCCATATTAATGAATAAGTCTAATACGATTAATGATCTAGCTCCCGCATATTTGTCTTTGTTGTCTTGTCTATAATTAAATAGAAAGATCCAAAATGAAGAAAAAATGACAAGCCCCATCATCATTAATTCATCAAATGTAAATAAATGTTCCATTGAAATCCTTAATTATCTATATCCAATATCTTTTAATTGTTTAATACTTCCGCTTGCACTTTTATGGTGGACTCCTATTCCTCCGGCAGATTTAAATTGTGCAATGTTTTTAGAATGATCATCAATGAGCAAATTCGGTCTACCATCTCTTCCATCTTTCGCAAATCTCATTTTATCGGCTCTCTTAACAGGATACATTCTATCCTGCGAAACTCCAAACCATCTTTTCATAAATCTTGCTTTGTCATTTGCTGCTCTTTTTGAAATAGGACCTCTAGAAGATCTTGGAATAGCAGTCAAGATAAATGGATCATATTTCCCAATAAACTCCCATAATCTTTGCGCGTCAGGCATTGGTTCTAAGTTTAGGAAAAAATCATCAGGCAATTCATTCCATCTATCATCATTAAACTTTCCACCGATTAAATCTTTTACTCCCTTTTCAAAATCTGCTACCACTCCATCCATATCACAATAGATTTGTGGTGTATCAAATTCTACTAACCAATGTTTAAATTTTTTATCCATCTATACCTTATAAAAATAAACTGTAAATTCTTGATCTTTATCCATATAATTTTCAACAATTTCTATTTTTTTGTGGTCAAATTCTTGTAATTTATAATGTACCCACATTGGATTATATGCTTCGTATTGTGAATCTTCGTATGGGGAGGCTAACATATTGAATATAATCCCCTTATTAGCAAGTCTTATCATATTTTCAATAATCCAAAATGTCATATTTTCTTTTAGACCTAAATTAAAAACACCATTTGAAATGACCCAATCATATTTTGTATTATCTAAATCTTCTATTGTACCATGTATTGCATTGATATTTTCATCAATCAAATCAATTGCTTTCTTATTTGGATCAAATCCCAAATATTTTCCGTTCCACCCCTGTTCTTTTAAGTATGTGTGTAGATGTGCTACTCCACAACCAACATCTAAAACAGAATCGTTATCACCAATTCCACCTTCATATATTTTTTTAAATCTTATTTGTGCATTTGTGTGACCATCTAACCACCCTACACATTTTACTGAAGTTTTATCATGTTGATCAACGTATTTGGAATATACATTATCAACTAAAAGTTCTGTCAATTCTTTTGTTTCTGTTGATATTTCTTCTGTTAAAAAAGATCTAAACGTTCTCATAGCCATTTTTACTCTTATAGTCTTTGATTGCAGCTTTAATTGCATCTTCAGCAAGAACACTACAATGTATTTTAACTGGAGGAAGAGACAGTTCATTAACTATCTCTGTATTTTTAATTGTTTCTGCTTCGTCAATCGGTTTATCTTTAACCCATTCTGTTGCTAATGAACTCGCAGCAATTGCCGACCCACAACCAAATGTTTTAAATTTGGCATCGACAATAGTTCCTTTGTCGTCTACTTGGATTTGGAGTTTCATAACATCACCACATTCTGGAGCACCCACAAGGCCAGTGCCGACAGACTTGTTCCCACTATCCAAAGTACCAATATTGCGTGGTCGTTCATAATGTTCTATTACCTTATCTGAATATGCCATTTATTGTATCCATGATGGAGTAAACATTTCTTCTTGTTTTATTGAAAAACTCGTAGAACAACCACACGTTGAAGCTGCTCTAGGATTCTGAAATCTTGGGCCTGGTGCAGATAGGTCTTGTGACCAATCTATTTCCAAACCATCTACTATTAAATGACTCTTTTTATCTATTACTATGGGCAACCCCTGAGATTCAAAATATAAGTCTCTTTTAGTAGGTTGACCAAACTCTAAAACGTATTCATAACCAGCACAACCACCACCTTTCACAGATACCCTCAATGGAACATCTTCAGTTAGTTCTTCATCTTCACGAATTCGTTTGAAGTTTCTAGCCGCGATCTCCGTTATACTTATCATATTAGTTTCCTGTTAATGTAATCTATCATATCTCCTACATCATCATATAGTAAGTAATCAAATCCACCTAAATCTTCCTTGCCTAACGAATCCTCATTTTCAGGATCAAAGTCAGGTGAAAACTCTGGGCCGATGAGGATCATTTGTATTGTAAAATTATTGACTACCAATTCATCCCACATTGCAACATCTCCACTATCTGGATCCGGATCAAGTGTTTTCTTCTTGGTATAGTCTGTAAGTACTGATCTTAATGGTTTGGAATGTTTCTTCATAATCTTTTCCATACCATCAATATAATCTTTGATAATTAGTGACTTTTCTTTTCCACCAGTTGATTTACCAAGTCCAGACCACATCGTTGCGATTTCTGATGTTGTTCCTGACATTTGGACACCTTCTGAATTTTTCTTAACAATTTTTGTTAATAAGGCTTTTATATCTTCTTCTATTCCTCTGAGTTTTGCTTTACCGCCCAAGCCAGGATCAGAATCAAAAGGAGAATTCAGAAGAGAACTAAGAGTTATCCACCTTCTACCCGACTTATCTGGTTGACTTGAAATATCATCTGGTGATGCTGCTAGAACATCTCCTTCCAACTCTACGACATATCCACCTTCTGTTTTAATTCCAGAAGTAATCATATAATCATCCATATTATAAAATGCAGAAATTGATCTCTTACCTTTTTGCAGTCCTTTTAATTTTTTAACACCATCAAAATCAGTTAGATGAAAAGCCTTTGAACGAATCGACTTTGGCCATATTCTACTCATGATTGAGGGTGATAGGGGAATGTGTATATCCACTAATCCTGCTCTTGGTAGATCAAACAACATAGTAGATAGGCTCTCAGTCCATGCCGGAGCATTTCCTGATTTCCAATCTTGGAATGTTTCGTTTACATATCCTTTAAATGATTTCATACCTCTAACTTCTGATTACTTGTTTTGAAATCTTTTTTTCTCATTACAGTTTTTGCAACAAGGTCTAACATACCATTCTTATCCAAATTCAGTACAAATGGCATATTAACATCTGTTTCCATATCATGAATGACTGCCTGTGCATCTGGACTCATCTTTGCGATCTTCTTACCATACTTCTTATAGGTCAAACGAAACAACCTAATCAGTTCTGCTGTATTGATTGGTTTCTCATTTCGGTCATCATTTACACGATCAAGAAAATGTCTAGTAAATTCAACATCTATTCCAACAGCCGCAAACAATTTGTCTGCATACTTCTCTATCTGGTTTAAATCAGACTTAGAAACATCTTCTGTGAATTGTTTAAATGTTTTCATACAGCACCAATTTCTCCACGAGCCGCGTCATCCACATTATCTTGACTCTTTGCCCACTTCTGTGCCTGTGCTTTGTTCTTAAATCCATTAGAAACTGGCATCCATTTATTCTTCCCCACATGACCCATTACATACCACTTCTTGTCGTGTGGATTTTTGGAAACAATATACTTAGATGCTTCTTCTAGATACTGTGTAAATGATCTCATTTTTCCTCCAACCACAATGATGTTATTCTTGCATTTTCTTTTATAAGAACATCAACTCGGTTTTGATTTGAAGATGTTTGATATACAAGTAATCCGAATGTAAATAATACTATAAACCATAAACATAGGAACGACATGAATACTAATTTAGATACTAATTTTTCATCTTCTGTCATAAATACCTGTGGCATGAAATACTGTCAGGGGTTGACCTTTGGTAAGTCAGCCCCATCATTTTCGTTTTGATCCTACTAATCTACTTTTTTCTGCTCTACCCCTATTAACACTTTGGTCTTCCATTCCCACAATTTTTCCTTTTTTATGTGATGCGTCTTTACCATCACCATTACCATAAGTTCCCTTATCTCGATTGTATTTATTTAATTCTGCTCTATATTTTCTCATCTTTTTTGATGATTGGAACTTTTTATATTCATCTTTGTAATCTCTATCCTCTTCAAATGATAATATTTTTCTCTTATTTCTTGGATCTAGTTTAATATTTCTAATACCAAATCTCATTTGCATATTTTTCTTTTTTCTTTCATCAGAAGCCATGTGATCAAGATTGTCCCAATAGTGTTGCATCTGTTGAAGTTTTTGTGGGATTGTCATTATTCGTTCTTCGATTCCCTCTTCTTTTGGTTGATATTCTGCAGTCATAGTAGTTAACAACGAAAGATTTCTTTGCCACTTTAAAGGATCATAACCTTTTTGTTGTGCTTTTACAATAAGTTGGAGAGCCTTATCTTTTGAAAGTTTTAATTTCTTTGCTACTTTATTTGCAACATCTGAATATTTTTTAAAAGGTATCATTTTCCTAATTCCTTATTAGCAACTTCTCTTGTGTATATTTCTAAATCTATAGCCGCGGCCCATTTTGTGTATGGCCAGTTCTTAGATTCAATATACTCTATCAATTCATCTTGTTCTGGTGTCAAAGAATTCTCGCCGTCTTTGTCTAGTTTTAGTGTAAACAAGTGAGCCTTTTTAACTTTAATGTTATTGACTATTTGTTCATCCCACGAATAATCACTTTGCCTTTTCTTTACATAACTTCTCATCACACCACTAAAGGTATCAA